CTAATCATTTCTTCTCCTCATATAAGTAATCAATAACAAAAACATTCTTTTCTTTTCTAGTTGGGTACGATCCATGTAATACCGTACTTTTAAAAATAAGCACATCACCTATATTTGGTTGATAACTTAAATCGTGTGTATTACCCATACCGTCATATAAAAAAGCAAACGTTGCTCCGTGTGACGCTGATTTGTCTTCGTCTGGTTCAGTTAGATAACATACCGCACTTATTTTATTTACACTTTGATCGCTGTGTCTATGTGCTTTCTGCCATCCGCCTTTTTTATAATCAACTATCCATAGAGCGCATAAGTCTGTTAGTTCTATATTTAACCCTACTTCATCTATCTTCTCTTGTAAAAATGGTTTGTATTTCCATTCGTTAAGATATGCTCTTGGATGTATATTAAATTGTTGTCCTCTGTATGTGCTTGTTTGATCGCTTACATCTTCTCTTGTATCTTTTGGAAAAACTTTTTTATCCCAGTGGTATAAAAATTCTTCACTATCAGGATAGTGTGTTTCTATAATCCATTGATGTTGATTACCTAATAAGTGTGTCTTCATAAGTTTGATTCCTTTGCTACTTCTTTAACAGTCGCAACATCTGCTTGTTTACGTTTGAACTTAATAGCCCAGTGTTGTGGATCAATAATCATACTTACAAATCCTAGTTGCTCATCGTTAAAATTTGATAACATTTGTTTTCCTGTTTTACAATTTAAGACTAGCCAAGGACTTACTTTGCCATCTTTAATATCTCTAACAGCTCTATTTAAACTTACATATTCAAAGTAATCATTCCAAGCGGCTTCTTTTTCTTCGCCCCATTCCATCATAGTAGTAATTGATCTTTTAACTGCTGTTTCCATATCTTCTTTTAATACAAATTCAATAACGTACTTTTCATACAATTCATCTCTACACCAGTGGTCAAGTTTTACTCTACTTGTTACGACATGATCAATATAACGCTCAGGATATAGAGGGCGCACATTATTGATAAACGACCCAAACTTGACGAAAGCATTGTAGTACTGCGAGTTACAAAAGTCTTCATATGTTTTTTCTTTCTTAGTGCCTGCGCTAAGTTTATAAAATCTTTGAAACGCATAAAAGCCGACTTGTACACGTTTTTCATTTTTTTGTAATGCTCTACGTTTCTTTTCACACATATGTACTGCTAAAGTTTTTTCTCTAACAAAACTTGCTCCGCAGTATTCGCATACGTAGGGTTTAGATGTCGACACTTTTCTTATCCATCCCGTATGCTTCTCCAAGGGCATACAATTCTTTTTTTGTAGATATTTTAGCAAGTAATTCTACCTCATCTTTTTTCATATTAGGAAAAAGTTTTTCTAAAAACTTTACACTTTTACTATTTGATCCGCTTTTCTTTTTGTGGCCAATCCATTCATGATATTCTATTTTGCCAGTGTTGCCACTTATACATAATAGTTGCCAAAGTAATTTTTTATGTTTTTGTAATGTAAAAAAGTTTTTGTTGTAGTATTCATTTGTTTTGAATACAGCAAGTTCTGCTTTTTCTCTGTTTCCTTTTACACTACTTACATATCTGTTCAACAAATAAAAACTAACTTGTTTCTTTTCATCATCGGACAATTCGTCCCACACTTCTAAACCGCCCATGTCTATTGCGGCAAGTATATCTTTTAGAGGAAGTTTTTTCTGCGTCATTTGTTTACAACCTTCATACAATAAAAGTATACACTCTTATAATCTATTTGCCAACCATTTTTTAGCCGTTTCATCTGTATTTCTCTCTTACTAATCTAACAAATAATTTTACATTTTCTTCAGGAGTTGTTTTATCTATTCCGTGTCCTAATCCGCAAACCCAACCTGTGTCATCTATTGCTTCCATTTTATCTAAAAACTGTTGTATACTTTTTCTACATTCTTGTTCGCTTTGTAACAGCAGAGATTCATCAAAGTTGCCTTGTATAAAACCTTTTTTGTATTTTTTAAAAGCATGAACAATATCTACAGAACTATCAAGTCCTAGTCCAGACCAATTCATTTTATACAGTGTAGGTAAACATCTTTTATTAAGTTCCTTTGTATAGTATCCTGTGTTTTTCATTACTAACGGTTCAAGTAAATCTACATAGTATTTTTTAAAATACATTTCGCTCATATTAGATACACCGCTATCAAGTATCATTACTTTTTCTGCGCCAGCACGTAATTGTAAATCTATGTTGTTTACTAGTAAAGGAACTATTACATCTTTTAAATATTTTGTTTTCCATTTTAAGGATACGTTTGTTTTTTTACCTGTAGCATAATTAAGTAATGTCCATGGACCTCCTACAAATCCTATAAGACTTTTACTAGCAGGCAATAAATCTAGAGTGGCTTTGATTGCCTGTGCTTGAAACTTCATATGTTTAGATGCTTTATCTACATTAGAATGATCTTTATAATTTTCTTCATTTATAAACCATTCAAACTTAGGACCTGGATCAAATTTTAAAGGAACTCCTAATCCTTCGATGGGAAATAAAATATCACTAAACAAGATAGCAATATCAAAATCAAAATCTTTTATTGGTAACATTGCTGTTTGTGCGGCTAGTCTTGGCAATTTACACATCTGCTCAAATGTAAATCGATCTTTCATTTCCATATAACTTTTTTGATATCTGCCAGCCTGACGCATCATCCATATAGGTGGACATTTTTGTTCTATTCTATTACAAGCATTATTAAACTTTTCGTTCATATTGATACTTTACTATATCGTCAATTACTGTTTCAAAATCTTCTAGTCTAAGCATATTAGGTCCATCACTTGGAGCATTATCTGGATCTGTGTGAACTTCTATGAAGAAGTTTTTGATTCCGAGCGCGGACGCGGCTCTGGCCAATGGTGGAACGTAAGATCTATTTCCACCTGACGATCCACCCAAGCCTCCAGGTTTTTGAACGCTGTGTGTAACATCATAAACAATATCGGCATCAACATTATTAAGCATATAATCAAGTCCTGTAAAGTCAGTAACCAATGTGTTGTATCCAAAGCTAGTACCCCTTTCTGTAATCCAAACTTCTTTCGCACCTTTTGTTTTACTTAGTATTCCCTGGACATCCCAAGGTGCTAGGAACTGTCCTTTTTTAATATTAACTATACAATCTGTTACACAAGCACGTTGTATTAAATCAGTTTGTCTACACAAGAAAGCAGGTATCTGAATTACATCTACAATAGTATCTACCCATTTCACTTGTTCAACACTATGTACATCTGTCAGTAGTTTTATACCAAGCTCCATTTTCATTACAAGGAAATCTGTCATTGTCATGCCAGCACCTATACCTCTTTTGCCATCTATGCTTGATCTATTTGCTTTGTCATAACTTGCTTTGAAATAATAATCTATTCCGTGTTTATCACAAACCCTTTTACACTCTTTAGCAATAATAGTGCTATGTTCTAGTGATTCATGCTGACATGGTCCTGCTATAACCTTAATCATAATGTGCTACCGTTTCCTCTTTAAATCTTTCTAATGTATAACCTATTTCTCGCAAAAGGTTGATACTTTCTCGTACTTGCCATTCAACTTACTTTCAAACATTATTACTGGCTTACATCTTAATAATGTTTGTACACTTCCCTCTAAAATTTCTAATTCATAATCTTCTACATCTATTTTAATAAAACTAACATTATCTATATTAAAACTATCAAGTGTTGTTTGTTCTACTAACCAACTTTTTACGCCCTCACTAAATCTACTAACACTACCTTGACTGTAATCTATTTTTCTTTTATTAGGGATAGTTAATTCTACCATATCGTTTTTGTTACCTAATGCGTAATCAAAAACTTTAATTGTGTCTGGTATATTTTTGACTGTTTCTGGATTTGGTTCAAATGCGTAAACTCTTTTAAACTTGTCTAACAAAGGAATACATGTGTCGCCTTTATATGCTCCTACATCAATGTATGTATGAAAGTTTTTTACATATGGAATGGCATATTCGTTAATCTTGTTTATACTCATCTTTAACCACGTAATACAAATTTACTAATTTTTCTAATTGTTTTTTTAATGTTACATTTTTTTGAGCTATATCGCACAAGTTTTGCCACTCGCCGTAATCTAAAAGTTTACCTTGTGCTCTAGCTACTCCTCCCGGATCACCGCCTATTATCCATCGTGGTATTTCGGGCTTGTCACGATATCGAGCGAACACAACACCGTTGGCCCGCTCGTATATCAATTTTTCATTGGGTAATAAATCACCCATTAAACAGCAACAAAGTAAATTACACTCACTACTGCGATAGCAATACTACCAGCATTTAGATCAGCTGTACGTCCGCTTAATGCTTTGATTACAGCGTATGTAATAAAGCCTAAAGCAATACCATGTGCGATACTAAACGTCAGAGGCATAAGCACAGCCGCTAGTACTGCTGGAGCATATTCTGTAACATCATCCCAATCGATGTCTGCGATGTTGCGTAAGAAATATGTAGCAATAAAAATTAAAGCTGGTGCTGTAGCAAAAGCAGGAATACTTTGTGCTAGTGGCGCTAAAAATAAACAAGCACCAAACAAGATAGCAACAACTACTGCTGTAAGTCCTGTCTTGCCACCTTCTTTAATACCTGCTCCACTTTCAATATATGAAGTAGTATTTGATGTTCCTACAAGAGCTCCTGCTGAGGTTGCTACGGAGTCTGCTAGTAATGCTCTATCGATTCCTTCTACCTCACCATTTTCATTTACTTTTCCGGTTAAGTTAGCAACACTTGTTAGTGTTCCTGCTGTATCAAAAAAGTCAACAAATAGAAAAGCAAAAGCAGTACCAATAAATCCTGCTGTAGCAATCATACTAAAGTCTAAACTAAAAGCATGATCTGGATTAGGAATAGCACCTGCTACGCCGCCAAGTTCTGAAATGCCTGTTACCCAAGCAATAGCAGACACAGCAAGGATACCAAGAATGATTGCTCCTGGTACTTTACGTTTATCTAAAATAGCCATTACAATAAATCCTAGTCCTGTAAGTAAAACTGGCCAACTTGTAACATCACCTAAGCCAACAAGTGTGGCAGGATTGTCTACTACAACTCCGGCATTCTTCAAACCGATAATAGCAAGGAATAAACCAATACCTGCGCCTACTCCTAGTTTCATAGATTTAGGAATACTGTTAATAATATACCTACGTGCTGGTGTTACACTTAAAGCAATAAACACTAAGCCTGCTACAAATACAGCCGCTAGTGCTTGTTGATATGTGTATCCCATACCAAAGATCACACCAAATGTAAAGAACGCATTAAGTCCCATACCTGGTGCTAGTGCTACTGGCCAGTTAGCCCATAGTCCCATAATCAAAGTACCAATTACAGCGGCAATGATTGTTGCCGTGAATACAGCGCCGAAGCCCATGCCTGTTCCTTCAGTTGAAAGAATTGCTGGGTTTACAACAGTAATGTAAGCCATTGTCAAGAATGTAGCAATACCTGCCATTACTTCTGTTTTCACGGATGTGCCGGCCTTAGTAAGACCGAATAGTTTATCTAACATACTTCTCTCCGTTTATGTTTTGGTGCCAACTGTTCGACGAACAATGTCATCGTGATTAAACTCAGCCCAATAAAGTTCAAAAGCGACACCGTCTTCTAAACCTTCAAATTGATGGACTTTGCCTGGCTTCACTTGCGTGAAGTCTCCTGCTTCCAAAATAGTTTCGTCTACTAAACCATCTTGGTCTCCGTCCTGCCATACTCGCACAACCATCTTTCCTGACTCTACATAGAAGCCATTCCATTTGTATTGATGCTCATGTTCAGAACATTTAAACCCCGCTTTAAAATTAATGCGGTGGAATTCTAATACGCCGTTAGCGTGGATCAACTCTGTTTGACCCCATATCTTTCCTGCTTTCATTAGAATAATTCTCCGTATTGTATTAGTTCTGTTTGCCTTGTTACATCTTTTATAAAAAAGGCGCACAGCGGATTTTCACCGGATGTCAAAGGAACACTTAGGAGTTGTCCTTGACGGACTTTAGGGAAGAACCATTTAACATCATTATAATAATTAATTACCTTTACGTCCTTGAACTCTGCCTTAAAGCTGGTTAGAGGATTGAATAAAAATGCTTCAAAACCTCTGTCCCCTAAACTTGTTAGAGGTAAAACTTCTAAATCATTACCACTGTCGCTACATCCAACAGCTACATGCCAATCTATTGGCATTTGTATTTCGTGTTCACCAATTCTTAATACTACGCCTGGTGAGCTAAATGATTCTAAAAAAATTAACGGAATGTAAAAGAAGTCCGGGTTATCTTTATCCGAATTATCTAATACACTAAATCTTATATCTTCTTCAATTTGGTCTGGGAGCGTATTTAAATTCAACGCCTCATTTTCCAATGTTAGTATGTTCATTTCCAATCTACCTTTTCAATGGTGAATGGGTATTCTGCTTCCTTATAAAACTTTTTACGTTGGGTAAGGTGCCGCTTCGCAAACTTACAAGTACTTGTAAGATCCCATATTTGAACGAAGTCTTTGTCCTTTGCCTTTCTAACTCCTCTGCCTATGCTTTGTATTACTCTTACAAAACTTTTGCCAGGTTCAATAAGTACAAGATTAAAAATACGAGGTATGTTTATACCAACAGCCGCAACACCATAAGTAGCAATTACTACATGATTAGTGCCTTCGTTGATTTCATCGTATGCTTCTTTTCTATCTTTTAATTTTACATCGCCTTTAACAAATGTACTGCCTGGAATAAGTTTTTGTAATTTTTCGCCTGCTGAAATCCTGTCAACAAGAATAAGAGTGTTTCCTGATTCTTTTACTTTGTTTAACAAAGATCCTATATATGTTACCCTGTCTTCATTAGTAACTAGATACTTTAATTCTGATTGATAATCACTGTGTACTTGGGTATCAACCAATTGTACAATATTAACATGACATTGTGATAGCACACCTTTGTCTTGTAATTCTTTTGCTGAGACTTGTCCAATTACAGGTCCAAGGCTAGCATGAATACTTTCAAATTCAAATTTTTCTTTTGGTATTGTTCCAGTAAGACCCCAACGTATAGGAGCATTACGTAAGTTGCGTGTCAATAAATTTTTAAGAACTTCTGCTTTTGCTTGATGTACTTCGTCAATAATAATTGTCGAAACACCTTCGAGAAACTCAGCAAGACTTAATACTGCTGACCCGTCTTTAAATTTTTTGTCTAAAATATTCAAAGATTGCCAAGTACAAATAGTATGAGTCTTGCCAAGTTCTTTTCTATCACCGAAGTATACACCTACATCAAGACCACAGTTTATATAATCCTCTTCAGTTTGTGTAACCAAACTTTTATTAGGAACAACCACAAGACTACGTCCATATGGTTCTGTTATCTTGGAAAGGGTTGCTGTTATGATAGTTTTACCTGCCCCAGTCGCTACTTCTTGAAGAGCTTGCGGATTCTTCAAAAAGTTATTGATTACCTCTACTTGATAATCACGCAAGCGTATTGGTTCACCTTCAGCAGGATGTCCTTTGGGCCAACTTTTGTTACCCCAAAACTCTTCTGATATTGTATCAAATTTTAAATCAATTGGATGTCTTCGATCATCTATGTCAACTATTTGTACACCTTGTTTAGTAAGTACATCAACAATAGTATCAAGGTGATTGACATAGCCTGTACCGCCGATGCCGAAAAAAGCAACTTTACCATCCCATCGTCCCAATTTATATTGCGGCATGTATCTGGCATATGGCACTTCAAACTTAAGAGCGTTAGATATTTTTCGTCGAACATCTACTTCGAGTCCTTCTAATTTAATATTGACTTCGTCTTCTATAATAAGTCTACATGTTGCCATGAATAAACTTCCTTTGGTGTCTATCCCAATGTCCTAAGTTACTAGAATCATCCCAGATAATTTGTAAGTCACAGCTTTGTGCGTAACCAATTGTGTTATTCCATGACAGACCTTTTTTATGTGTATGAAGAACACAGTTAGCTCTAAACTTACTTTGTAACAAAGGCTTGGGTAACTTTGTACTATTAATATACACAATTTTAGTGTTTTTGTCAACCGGATTATTCAATCCCTGTTGTTGAATGTAATAGTTAAAAGGATCTTGACCATCTTTTCTAAACATTACACTTACATCTTTACTATCTACAACTCCTTTAAAAGCATTGTAAGTCAAGACTAAATCGTCGTGTGCGTGTTTATCCTCCAATACAACTAATACTGGAAAGCGTTGTAGCTCTATTACACTTTCAACAATTTGGTTCATTGGAAACTTATTTTTATCAATTATAATAGTTGCCTGGTCTCTTTCTACAATCTTTCTACTAAGAATATTAAGGTTTTTTAACTTTTCCTCAGGGTTCTCAAAGTGATGCAAACCGTACAAATATCTTCTATCCATGTACAGGACATAATTGTCTTTATCTAAAGAACCTAACTCTTCTCTCAGTTTTTGTACAGCAGAATCGCATAAATTTACTAATTTGTTATCGTATATTCCGGGAACATATTCTTTTTTGTTTTCATTGAAATAACAAATTTTATCATATGCTTCTAATATATCTTTTTGTATACTAAACTTATGTTCAAACCTTTTTGCTATCTGTACTAAAGCATATATGTTTTTTGTGTTAATACTAAAGTAGTGCGTGTGTTTATCATACTTAATATCTTGTCTTGGATTAAGCCTTCTTAATTCTTCAACACGATCTATTATTTTTTTATTAAAAGGGAATCTTATACCTAGTATATCTTCATCATTGTATGTCATTACTTTGACCCAATGTGATCTGTCAACTTCACGTAGGGGATATTTTAATTCTTGTATAACATTTTTTAAGTCTACACCTGCTTTTTTAAATTGGTCTTTATAATCAGCTAATAATTTTGTTTTGACTAATTCATATTGCCTATCTGTCATTGGTATTTTTTTTGATAATTGTTTAGCAATGCTAATCATAATAGTAGCATCATTTTGTTTTAAGACAAGTCCAAAATCTTGATATGATTTCGCAGACACACGTGGTATCTCAACTCCGGTGAGTAGAGACAGACAGTCTTCACAAGTGGTTACTTTCTCATTGTACATAGAACTATTATAAACTATTTTAGTTTAGAAGTCAAGCGTTTAAGTGGAATTCCTTGAGAAATTTCTTCTATTGTCCATTCAGTATGTGCGTAGTCATTAAGCCATTGTTGCCTATCTGGACGTATTGGGTCCTCTATGTTTCGCATATCATTTATATTATTTGCTACAGGATAAGCAAGACTGCTAGGACCGACAAAGGCAGGAACACCAGCAATAATACTATGTATACCAGGGTTACTTGACCAACTTACTGTTGCCCAAATATTATCAAATCCTAAATTGAAATCATCGTAAGTACCATTAATATATTGCGGTTCACGTCTAATAACATTAAGTAATCCGCGTTCAATGTGTTCTAATCTACAACGAGGATGAGGTCTAAAAATTATGGTTCTACTTGTATACTTACGTATCTCATCATATGTATCTAAAAACCAATTGCTCATGCGTGACATATTTGTCCATTGTAAACTTTTATCATGTTGCCCGCATACTAATATAAATTCACCTTGATGTGTCCAAGGTGTTAACGTAATACCAATATTATTGCTACGACTATTGTCATTACCACTAGGCCCGAAGTAAGCATCTCTATTAATTCCATTCAATCCAACTTTCCATGTATTCCCTCTTTTAATGCCGCCTACTTCAAGTACTATTGTTGGTCGTTCTTGTCGTTGGTTTGCTTCCCATATAGCACGGTTTCCACCCATGCGACCGTTGAAAAGTACGCTCCATATAACATCAATGCCATCAGTATCATCAACGACAACATCATGCCCAAGAGCAGTAGCGCCAGCATGAAAGGCATCAAAAACAGGCTTACTATTAAGGGCACCGTATCTCGCATGTAAATTAAATTTCATTCCAATATGACTCAGTTCTACTCACCATTAAGTCCTTTTGTAAACTTTTGCCTTCTTTCTTCCTTCCGCCTTTCATATGGTCCATCCATTTACCTAAAGGACCATTTATTAACGGATGCCCTCCGCCTCCAGTTTTTGCTTCGCGCAAATACATATTAGCACTGTAATCTAATACATTATTATCAATTGCTTTCAATTGGTTAAGTATGTGTCCGAACACAAAACTATCGTGCCATTCGTCTAATTCAAATATACCATTATTGGCATCTTCATAAAATCTTTCAAACTCTTTTAAAAACTGTACACACATAGGATGTTTTAAATTCATTCCATAAAATCCACACTCTGGCCATGTTTGCGATCCTTTGCCTCTACCTACATATGTAATCCATTTGTCGTTTGGTAATAAATCTTTGAACTGATCATAGCTCCAGTTTGTATGAATGAAGCTATCAGCATCCATCCAAACGCACCAATCTTCGCTTCGTTCACAAGCATCAAACACAGCATAAGTCTTGTTGGCAAAACGTATTGCGTCCCATTTGAACTTTTTATGCCAATCTCTTGGACGTCTTACTTTGATATGATCTGGTGGAATACCATTTGCTTTTGGATCATTTCCCCAGCGTGATTTAAATTCATTTAGTTTTGGTAATGCTTCAAAAGCATCAAATACTTTAATATTTTCAGCATTTACTGTAGGTGTACATCCTTCTGCGTATACAAGCAAATTAATTCTATTATCTACTCGTTGAGCAAAACTATCTAAAAATCTTTGACCGTATTCGTCTAATCCTGGTTTGTGGAATGTTGTTAGTACTGTTATTTTTTCCATACGTATTCTCTCATGTGTTTCCAACATTCACCTGTTCTTAATTCTTCTAGTGTCCAATGGCTCATTGCCAATCTTCTTAGCCAGGCTTCTCTGTCAAAGTCATAGTTTATATCATGCATTTTAGCCAAGTTAGTATTTGCTACGTCACGTGCTTGACTCCTACTAGGATCTAAAACAAATATAGGAACTCCTTCAATGGCCGCCGCAACAGCCGGGCTACTATTATAACTTACTACAGCATAGGCGTCATGTAAATCTTTTATAAGTCCACTTGAAGGAGAACTAACTTGTACTTTATGTCCTATTGCTTTAAGTTGCATAATATGTTTATCTATTTTTTTATCGCCTGGATGAAACCTTACTCTAATTGGCTTGTCAGTAAATCTCTTTAAATTTTGTAATAACGGGTGTAACCAATTAATTACTTTGAGACCATCCATACTCCAACCGCCATCTCTTTGACAAGTTATTAAAATATAGTCGCCATATTTTTTCCAAGGCTTCAATTGTATGCTAAGCCTATCTCTAAGTTTGCCCCAACGTTCTGGCAATATTTTATCATCACAGTATTCACCTGTATTAGGAAATATACCATCAAAACTATATCTTAAATATGTGTTTACGTTTTTGGGATCATATGCTAAAAATAAATTAGCATCAGCTATTACAGTTCTACCACCTATACTTTCTTGTCCTGCTAACACACGCCTACGTAAATCAAGATGTGGCACATGTTTACTACCAGGATGAACAAAACCTTGTAAGACAGCAACCTCACTTGCTTCATATTGGAATGTATTAATTATTTGTCCTGTGTCTCCAGCTTTTACTGCTCCTTCAACAAAGTTTTGAATTAATTGTGGCTTTTCTGGATTTTTATTTCCTGGAGGGATAGCTTTTAGATAAGCGTTAACCTTTAATTGCTTCATCGTACAACTTCTCCCCTTCTATAAGTTTCCAAGCAAGACCTGAACGCATTTCATCTAATCTGTATTGGCAGTAAGCGAGATAATGTAACAATTTAACAAACTCAGCATACTCTGGATAATGTGGATCTTCTATAGCTTCCAAACTTTTGTTAGCAAGTGAATCTACACAATTAGGAGCCATTGTAAAAGCAGGTATTCCATAGTGCATAGCTTCAAGTGCCGCCATACTTTGATATGTTACTACTGCCCAAATTTGATCTCTCATACATTGTGCGGCTACACTATTTTCTTTTATTCTAGCTGGACGCAAACCTTTGTTTCTTACAATTATTTCTCTTTTTGTATATTTTCTAATTTCAGCAACAGTATCACTTACCCATTTATCTCTATCAATATTGTAAAATTGACATGGCTTTTCACTAGGTGTAACAAGTAGTATTGGACCATTTTGTAACTTTAAAGGCTTTCTACCATGGTATTGCATATATGGAGCAAATCGTTGTAGTTGTTCAAATCTATCACCCGGCATGTCTTTAAACTTTGTGTGTTGGATATTATTTTTTACTACACGATAATATTCTTTACGCTTCATTAAGTTACCCATGTAACCATTATCTATGTAATAAAACGGACGACCTGTTTCCCAACATTTCCAAATTTCTTTCCGTTTAGTCATGCTACGAAAAGATACAGGTATATCGTTAGGCCAAGGACTTTCAGTAATCTTACTGCTAATATCTTTTCTATCTATAAGACAAGCACCAGTTCCATACTGCCAGTGCTTCATAATTTGGTCATCACCGTCTAAGTATAACATTCTTGGCATTTGTCCAAACTCTTTTGTTTTGTATCTTTCCACTTATACCTCGTCTTCCATCATATTATATAACTCTGTTTTCCATTCAGCATGAAATTCACAATCTCTATAATTTTCAAACCAAGGACCACCTTCTGTATAATGGATTAGTTTTGGATGAGATATGTCGTCATATACTCCGACTAGATAATTCCATGTGTGACTTATACTGCCTACTTCTTCATCTTTTAACCAACTAAACCTATGTAGATATGCTCCTGTTACTGTAGGATCATTTACTAGTTTTTGAGTAACAACTTTATTACTTGGATGTCCACAATTCCATAACACCATGCTTGACCAATTTTTACGCGGATAGATAGTTTGTTTTTGCCCATCCATTTTAGTACCTTCTTCGACTTTGTAGTCATGTTGTACGCACATTACAGCATACTTGTCATCAGCTTCATCAAACAATTCTTGGATATCTGTTGTAAGGATCATGTCACTGTCCATAAACACTGCCCAACCTTTATAGTCTGTAAGTTCGGGTATAAGAAAACGTGTGAATGTAAATTCTGTTGATGCCAGTTTATCAACCGGGCGTGTATACATTCCCGCATCTCTTAGTTCTTGTTGCTTTAATGGTCGCACGTCTGCTTCTGGATTACGTGCTATAATACTATGCTTACATACTTGATAAGCAATATCTTCTCTAGTGTCATAACCTACAAATACTTTCATATTACCTTCTTTCTATATCTTCTTCTATACAGTTCTTTCCATACTGTATTTCAACTAATTTTAAATCTGTATCATGTTCGTTGGCAAGTTGATGCCAGGTGCCTTCCGGAATATGTAAACTGGAGTGTTGTTTATATACGCCTAATATTTCTTGGTCTGTTGAAGCATTAAGTGTATATACTGTTGCTGTACCTTCTGCTACAAACCAATGTTCGCTACGTTCTTTATGACGTTGCATTGATAATCTATTTCCGGGAGGAACTGCTAGTTCCTTTACTTTAGTTTGTTTTTCATATTCATGTATCACTCTATAGTACCCCCAAGTTCTCACTGTTTTAGGTGCTTTCCATTCATCAAGTAACCAACTACTAGAATTCATTTTATTTTCTCCGCCAACTCCAAAAACAAATTCAACATCACAAATATCATTATAGGTTTTGTATTCAGGAGTAGTTGTATTAGTTCGATCACCTCCGTTGGCAAAAATAATTTTACATCTAGAATTAGTTGCTAGTGTCTTATATATAGCACCGCAAGCACTACCGTCTTTGTCATCAAAGCTCAAAACTTTATCTACACAAGATAAGTTTTCTATAATTGTTGCTCTGTCTTTGAATGGCATAAAAGGTCTTCCTTTTTTATTTGTTAGCCATTCATCTGAATTAACTCCAACGTGTAATTCATCGCCTAGTTCTTTTGCGGCTTTAAAATATTCTATGTGTCCAGAATGAAGAGGATCGAAACCGCCTGTAACTAATACGATGTTTTTCATATAGATATTTATATACGCACTTATTTACTTGTTGTTGATTTGATGCCTTGAACTTTTGTGTAGTATGGTTTGTGTACTCTAAGCCATGGACATAGTTGTTTACACATTATAGCATCATTAGGCCACCAGCCAATATTATTTTGTAGTTCTATAATTTTTTTAGCACCTTCTGGCTTTATAATATAAGCACTATGTCCTGGAAGTCCTTGTGGAATACTTTCATCAGCTACCCAAGGAACTTCTTGTACGCCATTACTGTGTAATTTATTATATAACTTTGAATTGAAGGTAGCATGATCAGGGTCGTTAATGCTTATTGCTAATCCCTCAAACTCAAAAGGAATAAATTGTTTGGTGAAAATAGCATCATGTTCTAAAATGATAATAGGATTGTTTTCTTCTACACACTTTTGCCAAAGCCTATAATGACTGCCAGCCGCCGCAATACGTTTTGTCATATCATATGTTTTGTATGCCTTTAGTGTCATACCAGTAGTAGGACATTTTACTTTTTTTCTATAAGGCCATTTCCAATTTACTTCCCACATCGACTCAGGAGTTATAGCATCAAACTTTTGTACATCTATTTCTGAATGTGTATCAATAATTGATTGAATACACTTATCAGCATGTTTTTGACTGTCTTCGTGTCCTGGTATAGATATTATGTAAGCTCTCATGTTATCATTTCCGCAAAGCCATGTACACTGTGATGTATGTCGTTCCAAGGCTGGCTACATAGTTGATACCAACCCCATTGTGCTGGATATAGTTTGTGTTCTTCAGCAAACTCTCTAGCAGATCTATGATGAAAGTGATGCCTTCTATGTATTATTAAATCGCTGGGCATATAACCAAACCAATCTCCTGCTTTATTATTTTTATCTTCTTCCTGCCATTTGCCACTTCCAAATTGAGGGCCTCTGTTTTTTCTTGTCATAAACCCAACAGGCCCTTTTTCATATGCTACTCTAATCCAATGTTGTATATCTACACGTTCATCTAATCTTGTATTCCAATCTACCCTTACAATCAAATCAAAATGTGCTGGTATTTTTTTCAAGTGATCGGCGTGTGCGAGTATAGGAACTATTCCAAAATATTGTGTATCTTTAAGTTTAGGGTCTTCAGCATATATTTTATACTTTTCATGTTTAGACATTGGAGTAACATCCATTGGATGATAATGCCAACTAGGATAGTGCATAGTAGATAATCTGTCATGATACTCTTTTGGTATAAGATGTGTTTTATTTGTAAATGTATGATAATAAAAATTTACGCCAGTAAATTTATTTTTAAGTTGTTCTACAATATTAGAACCCTTATCATTTACACCTGATATACAAATTGCTATATTCAATTTTTTTCTATCCACTTTCTAACTTTTTTACCATACATTTTATGTGTATTTGGACCCACATGTACTTTATCATCAGCTAGATCAATTTTATCCCTATGGAATGACCAGTGTTTCCATTTCAGCTTAATTGGCAAATGGGTATACCAACTTGCTTCATACATATCGTGGTCTGTAAATAAATGATAACATTTAATGTTTTTATTATCAAAAAAATTATGTATATGATTTGTGTATAACAATAAGTGTTGTTCAGCATCATAGTATTCGAATATTTTTTTAAAATAAAAATTATTTGCTTTTGAATCTATTGATGGATGTAAATTTACATCTGTCTTTATTCTATCAAATTCTTTGCGTTCGTGGCTTTTTCGTAGTATGGCATACCTAGTAATATAGCTCCATTGCATAATAACTATATCATCTGGCCTATAATCAAAGTAATAATAAGCATTGTGCCAAATACGTTTGTTTCCTGCGCCTGACTGTCCTAGATTTACTAATTCTAAATTTAATTCTCTAGCAGTTTGGTTAGCCCAAGATAATTTGCTAGGAGATAATCCAGGATGACCGTCTTCTAACAAACAATCTGATAATCCATGTCCATATGTGTTACTACAACCAAAAACAACTAATCTCATTTACGGACAGTCCTCCTATCCTCAAACTGATATCCAAATTCTTTCATATCGTTCTTAAACATCTTTGATACTAATTCTATTGTTTCGTTATCATAGTATGTGCTATAATGTGGCTTTGTACTTCCTTGATTTAATTTTGGCATATTGTCTACGATCGGATAATTTAATTTTTGTAGTAATACATTCATATGAGGTTTAAAATTTTCAACTCTACCTATAAAATCAATACGCTCACCATTAGGAACTGTCCATTCTGTTTGTTCTATATAATCCTGAGGAGACCCCATTTTCCAATGTACATAATGACGGAAATCATTCTTACCAATATTCTTCCACCTTGCTTTCCTATATAGATAAGAGCTAACAAGTTTATCGAAAGGATTTCGTACAAAAGCACATTTAAAATATTCGTCCCAAACTTCCTGGCCAAACTCTTCAATATACTGATAAGGAAGCCTGTGATCAGCACTTCTTGGTTCAGCATTTCTGTCAAACAGTAAATGTTCTACAGTTTTGCCAGCACACTTAGGAATATGTAAAAAAATAATTTTCTTTTGATGATTTATGTTACAATATTTAAAGTTATAGTGTAGATCAATAAATTCTTTATTCATTATAATTTACGTCCAATAAAAATATGATCTCGCCATTTACGTGATCTTTCATCTGGGGCTTTGTGATCAATCCAATCAGCTACCGTTTCTAATCCAGATTCTTTTGCTATGGCTTTAAATCCGTCATCCATTATACGCCAACAATCTATAACATCATGTCTTGGACCAGCACTAGGAGCAATTAGTATTATGTAGCATCTAGGTTTTAACACCCTAGTCATTTCAGCAACACTCCTAAAAGGATTTTGTACATGTTCTAATGTTTGTCCACTTACAACAAGATCAATAGTATTAGATTCAAAAGGTAATTCATAAGGACCTGGCATTACATGCGATACTCCTTCTCCATCTACAATATCTGCGGTGTAGTAATTTGTAGCAATATCTTCGTAAATGGTTTTGTATGTACGATCTTTACCATTAAGGTCTCTACCTCCAACATCTAAAATTGTTAGATTAGTTCCGAGTGTGACTTTTTTATGATTACGTGCTTTAATCATATTATTAATGCTACTTGGATGCATCTAATTCTCCTTTACAAATTTTACTTGGTCCATGTAAAAATTATCAATGTTTAAGTTTTTTTGTTTAGCAAACTCTTTAATAGCGTTTTTTACGCCTTCTTTTTTATCACTAAAATCGTCACACAGTAGGTAACCACCTACTTTAATCATGTTCCAACTTTTATGAAGATCATGTAAACATCCTTCATAAGAATGACTAGCATCAACATAGATCCAATCTAACTTTTCTGTAAATGTATCAAACCATTTATCTGTAGGCATCCTATGTATGGTTACACTTTGTCCAGCAAATCTTTTGACTACAGATCTATAAATTTTATCATAATATTTTTGAAAGTCAGCTGGATTATCACTACCAACAAGTGTACTATACCTATTTAAATATGCGTCATAACCTCCGTGTTCGTCACTACCTTTGTATGCTTCTATGGTCCAACTGTCAACTAAATGGATATGTTTTGCTCTTTTAATAAACTTAGCAGAACTATCACCTTTCCATACTCCTAGTTCAGCACCTATACTACCTTCTGGTATAATTGTTGCTGTTTTGTCTGTACCTGGATTTTTACCAAACATCATTTGCCTATACTCCAATAATTTTTTTGGGCACTCGAATCAAAATCAAATCCCCAATAGTCTATGTCTTTTTTATACCAATCCGCTATAATTTGTATTGTTTTGTCATTGTATAAATCTTTATAATCTTTTTTTATAGTAGTTATGTTTCTAGCATCAGTCATCTTTTGTAAACCAAAATAATCACAAAGTTCTGTGTCCATATGCTCTAGTCTTATAATATCACAACTTACTTTTTCTTCTTTATTTACAACATGGTCTAATTGCGGGAACCAACCTCTTATTGCCCTGTGCCATAAAAATTCTTTGTTTGCCCATATGTGTCTTTCTTCAATAAAATGATCTAAACTACGTACATCAGCATATGTGTCAGGACTAGCACCGTTTTCGATACTTTGTTTAGCAAAAAGATATCTACTTACTACTTTACTCCATGGATTGCGAACAATAGCAAACGCACCATGTTCTTTTGTCCAGTCTTTTACATCTCTATATCTAGCATGTCCTATGCCGTGATGATCACCTAAAGACTTCATAGTACGATTTAGTCTTTGTAAATAATCTGGAGAAATTAATTTATCTTTCGTTACAATAATTACTTTTTTCTTTAATAAATCGCTATGACGTATTGTCATTCCACCGTTTTTTGGAATGTGTATAAAAAGTTTACGCATTGATTGCCTCCATTAGAGCTGGTACATTTTCACCTCTTTGAGGCAATTTATCTTTCAAGAAGAAATGTATAAAATATGCTTGTGGCAAATAATTATCGTCTATGCCTTTGTAGAGTCCATTCCATCTCCAGTCCATATTTTTTGTTGGAATATTTTCTTTCTTTACCCACCAATTAAGTAACATTTGATCTGTAGACCATTTATAAAATCCTACTCCATCTACAAAATCTTTAAATTCATTTCTAGAAATAAATTCTTTAGCAGTTTGGTTACGCAAATAAGGTTTAAAGTTTTTACAATTAATAACCATTAATCCCATGTTATAAAATTCAGCACCTAGTTCGTTCCATTTCCAATCTACATCTTTTAAATTATTAAACGCATTTTTACTATATTTTCTAATTTTACTTTTGTATTTCTTAGCACACGGTAAGTCTCTTTCTACTACAGCGCCAAAAGCATATTCTTGTGACAAGTCATTAAATATATTTGGTGCGTTTGATCTTATATAGATATCACTGTCAATAATAGCAATTTGGTCAAAATCATCTATGTGTTCAAAAGCATTTTCTTTTTCGTATATAGGCAGGTATCCTAATCTTTCAACTGCTTCTTTACTTCTGCCAGTCCTTTCTAAATCAGGACGTATTTTAAGTATAGGATTTGTTTGAACAACATGTTTGATATTATGTTTACTACAATAAGCATTTACACTTTGTATACAATGCTGATATAATTGACTTTGCTTACCTACAGCAACTTGGTATATCATGCGTTTCATACTAAGTTCCTTGTGTAACTTTCATCTGATTTATATGTAACTTTTGACCCCATATCAAATTCCATTTCAACTATTCCGTCACATAACATCCAATCAGCAGGCATAGCGCCATATGTGTGTACCCAATTTAATATTTTTCTTGCTCCACTAGGTTGAATACAATAAGCTCTAGCACCTTCATACCAATTACCTGCTTTTATAGGTTTTGCTCTTTTAAATCCTTCAAATTTATATATGTCTGTCATTATAATATCGCCCATAGGTTTTTGGAATATTACATCATGCTCAAATATACAAATTGCTTTACTAGTATCACTACATTTTTTCCAAAGTAAATATTGACTTAAAAAACAACCTTGAACTCCGGGCAGTTTCATTAACTTGTTTGCTTTTTTACTTTCTAATGTAGGCAACAATCCAAAATCTTTAAGCCCTTGTTTTTTGCCGTTTATTCCTTCATATAATTCTAGTTCCCATCCGTTTTCATAACCTGTAGCAAAAGCTCTTTCGGCCATTTGAACACTACTTTCGTATTCAGGTAGATACACAATATAGCCCTTCATATGCCTTGTACCTCTTTACGCAATTTTTCTTTCCAATGTATCGGTAACCAATTAAATTGTGCTCTGAGATATCTTATATCATTTTTCTTATTGCCTTTGCCTGTGCTAAAAATTTCATCTCTCTTCAGTCCCCAAGCATTCCATTTGTATCCTATGTGTGCTAAATTGTTTCCATTTGTAGCCCAATTATTTGCTACGCTACGTAAGATATCTTGATCAATAAACCAATAACAGCCGTTTTCAAATCCTTCAATCATAGCATCTGAAAAAACTTTTCTAAACACCATACCGGAATCTCCTGTACCAATGCTCAACGCACTAGCAATGTATACACCTTTGTCTTTGGGTTTTGGCATTACGGCAGGATGGGTTGTTAAATGAATAAAATCATTCATATGAAAGCCATTACGTAAAATACTATCGCAATCTAATTGTAAAATATGTTGTTGAGGTAATGTAAACAACTCTTTCATTCTCATAAATCTTACACTAGCAAGGTATGTTCTTCGTCCAATATAATCAATATCTCGTGTCTTAAATATATCAAAACCTTCCTTCATTTTTGATTTATTCTTTGGCATATTATGATAAAAAAGATCGTCTACATTTTCATAACTGTAAGTAAACTTATAGGTATTTTTTAGTGTATCTAACACTGTTGTATTCATATTACCTTCATTTATAATATGACAATGTACATGAACCCAGCTTACAGTTCTGTTAATACTTTGTTGTAATGCGAATCCATGTCTATCAAAATAATTATAATCGCAACTAAAATATATAATATATTTTTCACTGTGTGGAACACTTTGTCCTTGTAGTTTTGGTAATTTAAACATCAGGAGCCATCCCTGGGCGATAACCTAGTACGGCGTTTTTTTCGCCTCTCCCTATTTTACGAATCATTCTATATCCTAATTCCATAAGGACATTTCTAATACTTTCACTGTTGTAGCCATATCGGGTTGGATGATCTTTTCTTTCATACAAAATTATAGGCTTACATTTTTCTATAGTTTTAAGTCCACCCATAGCAACAAAAGGTTCGTATCCTTCAGCATCTATTTTAATAAAATCAACATTTCTTAAATGAAAAAAATCTAATGGTTTTACTACACAGCTTCCTGTTCCTGAACTATTAGGGCGAACATGTGTTCCAAAACTTTTATTTGTTGTGTTTATTTTGACAGTTTCTTCTTTTTGTCCTAAACCTATAGGATATGTAGTAACATTGTCTATATTTTTATTTTTTAAGTTTTTTTGTAAACAATCATAAATTATTGGATTAATTTCAAAAGCATGTACATGTTCAAATGATCGTGCTAATTGATATGCTGTAATACCTACGTGAGCTCCAACATCAACTGCTACTCTTAAATCACTACAATAACTCATAGCACAATTTAGTTCCCAGTTTTGATATTCTTCAATTTTGCCGCCGCCTTGTTTTTTAGCACTTTTCAAGCAAATATCAAATTCAGTAGTAATCCATCCGTCTATTGTTTTATACATCTATCCCAACCTGATACTTGAATGTACACTTCCATGCTTCACCGTCTTGGAACTCTTCTCTATTAAATTGACTCCAAGCAATATGTTCTAACATTTGTGTCCTATCAAAACCAAACTGTCCTTGCCAGTGTTGTACAGCACTTTGGCCAAGGATTTGAATAGGTTTACCTAAACATAGAGCTTCAACTGCGGCCATGCTGTGATGTGTAATTACTTTTTTAGCATCACGCATTAGCGGAAGTATCGATTGAAATCTTGCTCTACGTTTACCTTCCTTTTCTCTGATCTTAACAGGGACTTTCAAACCTTCATAGTATTTAACCGTATCACGTCTCCAGGTTGTGTAATCCTTTCCTAAGTATTTGAATATGTTACTTGGATTTGGCATTACAAGTAAATTGTAATTGCCTTTATCATTCCATTCACTCCACAGACTTTTGTCTACTTCGAGAAAATCTTTTCTCGAATACTGTATAGATTTTACTTTTGTGTTTTGTAGGGAATTGTAACTTATACGATAGTACCACGGTTTTTTATAATTATGGTTACCTATGTATCCGTTATCTATATGAAAAAAATTTATATTTTTATTTTTTGTTATTGCTTCAAATACCCAATTATCAAATGGATGACTAAAAGCAAGTAATCTGTCTTGTTCTAAATCTTCAGCGCACTCTATTGTTTTGACATCACAACTTTTATATAGGTATTGAAATAACTGTCCTCTAAGTTGTTTTGAATTAATAGGTACCTGAAACTTATACTGACGCATCTTCCATTCCGGCTACTCTTAGTTTGACTACGTTTGTAATTTGCCATTGCTTTTGATCAAGACCTTTCAGCAATCCTAACCATTTGTTTCGCAACAACGCAAATTCGTTTATGATTTTTTCATAGTCAACTACGTCAGCTTCGCCGTCAACGTATTTTTCAACGTCTCTACTAGATAATGCCCGTTGATAGTTTTCAAGATATTTTTTAAATTTTGTACTACGCAAACGCTTACATTCAATGTTCATGTAGTTCAATATTGCTTCAATTTCTTGTAGTTGATTAAATCTATGTTCAACAATACCAGGTAGTTCAGAGGCTGCCTTTTCGACATTACCTCTGAGCTTAACTTCGTCCTTAGATTCTATAAGCTGACTTTCAAAGTAACTTATAGCATCAGGAATCTTACTTATGTCTCTCGCTACTTCCGAGTACCAACCCATAATTAATCATCCCACACATCGTCATCTGGTTCTTCATCGTAATCAATGTCCTCGTCTATGTCTAAGTAGTATGAAATTGCCGCATCTAAAATATCACATGAACCCATAGCATCTCTAAAATGTACATCATCTGCGCCATAATCTGCGCAAGTATCTACAAATCTTTCTGCTACAGTTTCTACCTGTTTTTTATCTAGTGATTCTTTGAATGTTGTCCACATATCTACTATTAGGCTTGCGTCCATTTAAACTTACTCCTGCTCTTGTAATTCATCTGTGGTTTCTTTGACCTCGTCGATATTTACCACAGAATTTTCTTTTTCGAGATAATCTGACATTACACGATTAAGAAGTTCTCCTGTCCAGTTTTTACGATATTCTAATAGTTCTTCACCTTCAGTTGTAACATATTTTAGCCTGTTACCACTTTTCTCAATTACACCTTTTTTCTCAAAAAGTTCTACAAGTCCGCTATAAGGATTCATACCTGTTTCATATGGAATCTTAACTTGTACACCTTCAAAAGGTTTTGCGTAACGTGTTTTCATAACTTTACAACCAGCTCTAATACCACGCACATCACTTATTTTATTACCATCTTCATCTTCTTTTAGTTTCAACTTCTTCATTGCTACTACAATAGATGAAGCATAGATAAAGCCTTGTCCGCCTGATATCTTGTCATCTGGATCAAACATATCTTGTGATGCGTATGTATGGTTAGTACATACAAGTCCTACATTATGCGAACCAATCATATTCACTGTGTTACGCACAAGTGATGTAAGTGCCTTAGGTTTACGACCCATATCACCTTTCATATCACCTTTGTTAAACTGATCAACATCTGTCGGTGTTAGTAACATGCCTAAACTATCAATTACAAATAATACTTTAGGACGCTCTTCTTCAGCCATTGCTTTATAATCTGACATAAATGTCGAAACAGTTTTAGCAACATCATCAATCATTGACATATTAAGTTTTAGAAGTTTGTCTTCTGAAGTATCAACTTCAAGAGCTTGTAGCCACGCTTCATCAAGTGCGTTCTCTGAGTCAATTAAGACTACAAAGATATCTTGCTCTTGTGCCGCTTTAACAATATTACCAGCACAAATATAAGACTTGCCTGCTCCACTTTCACCAGCAAATACACTTACTTTGCCTAGCGGAACGCCTTTATTAAAGTCTCCTGAAATAAGATAGTTAAGAGCATAGTTACCAGTTGAGATCCAATCTGTAGGATCATTAAATCCAGCACTCATGCCTGTAATAGATTTAGTTAATTGTGTCCGAAACTTAGTCGGATCAAACGCCTTTGCCATAGTATCTCCTTTTAAAGCCTATTGTGGGGGATTGCTCCCCCACAGTATATATTACTGATTGTTCTGTCTAGCACGAATCATTGAAAGAATGTCTTCGGCTTTATTACCGTCACTTGTCGGAGCCGCTTCAGCTGTTGGTGCTGGAGTTGCTTCTGCCGCTGGAGCAGTTTCTGCTACTGGAGCAGGAGTTGCTTCAGGTGCTGGTGCCGGTGTTGGTGTAGTTGCCGCTGGTGTTACAGGATCACCTGTTCTAGCCGCCATTCCCGCTGGACGGAAATATTGACCCCAACGATCCGCATCAAATGCTTCGCCATCAACTGACGCTTCAAACATTTCTTGCATTACTTTCACTTCAACTTCACCTGGCTTCTTAGGAAGGAAGTCATTTAGATTATACAAGCCATTTGTTTCGATAGCTTTCATTTCAACGTCTGAAAGTGGACGCTCTCTACGAGCCCAGTTAGATGTTGAATAGTCTGCGTAACCGCCTTTTGAAGTTTTATTAAGACGGAAATCAACTCCAGCAGTATAATCTGTTGGCAGTTCTTCCATGTCTGGATCCATAAGTGCTTGCTTTATGATCTGGAAGATTTGAGGACCAATAATAAATCTACGAATTGGATTTTCTGGAGTAGAATCTTCACCTAGTGGATTCTCCGTTACAAATCCTTGGAAGATATATGAACGCTTCTTCCAATATTTACGACCCATGTCCTCTAATGATGGGTCTTTGAACCAACCACGAACTTCGTTCAAAATATTACAAGTTTCATTATACATTTCCATACAAGGAATCTGTACTTGACAAGGTTTGCTACCTGTGTCACCTTTAATTCCTGCGAATGGAAGTTTGATCATCAAACGTTCTTTCCAAAAGAAAGTGTTTGATTCGTCTCCGTCTGGGAGAAAACGCATAACGGAAGTTTGTCCTTCCTGCATATTCCAAAATGGGTAAATTGCGTTATCACCACCTGATGAATTGCCACCTGTGCGTGATTCTTGTTCTTTGAGCTTTGCTCGGATTTCTGCTAATGATGCCATAGTAATGCCTCCTTATAATGTTGCCTATGTGCTTTGTGCCTTTTTGTGTATAGCACATTTTATACTATACACAACTTACTTATTAAAGTCAACCTAAAAGTTTGACTTTTTTGAAAAAATTAACGTACTCCAGCTAATTGCTGGATTCTAGCCATTTCTTCGTCTGCCCCTTGTAATAGTTCTGATATTACTTGTTGGGCTTCTTCGATAGCTTCATCACCGTACTGTTTTTGTACTTGTGTCAAAACTGCCGTTTCACCTTTTGGAAATGAGTTTGTTGTATAATCATACAAGCTCTTAATAAACTCATCTAAAGGAATTTCGTTCTTTGCCTTTAGTTCATCTCCTGAACCTTTTGGGCTAATATCAATTGTTGTTGGTTTTTCGCTTTCATTGTCACGCATATCAGGTTTGCCATATGATGGATCATCGGCATGTGCCATATCGTCAACTTGTTCTTCGTCGATACCATACTTATCCATTATAGCATTGATTGTAGAAAACATTTTAGCTGTTATTGGACTAACACCCGATTTGTTTGAAGTAAAGTCTGCATGATCACCGTCTTGCCAATCAGCGTCTAGGCCTTCATACCCTTTCATTTTGTTAAATGCTTCAAGTTCATCTTCGTCATAAGCATCTGCCATGATACCTGTATCTAATACAGCTTTTATCCATCCTTGTGCTAGACGATCGCCGTTTGTTCCTCTGGTCTTATTAAATTTGTTATACCAATCTTGTACTTCTATTTCGGCTTGTTTCATTCCACCTTCGTTTGTTTGGCTGTCAGCTAGTAGTTTGGCCGCTGTGCCTTTGTCCATCTTAGTAGGATGTTTTTTGCCTGAGCCTTTTGGATATTCAAATTCTTTTTCACCTTTTGCGGCCGCATTAGCCGCCGCCATTTTAAAGTCTTCAAATGCTCTTTCGTATTCTTCTTGTGGATTTACTTCGTGCTTTGCGTTAGCAATTACATTATCTAAATGTGTTGCGTATTCTGTTTCCATGTCAACAACAGATTCAGCATCCATTCCTTTTTTCTTTTTTCTAAGTTCTAAATATTGTGTACCATCTGTTGCTACCAATCCCATTCTATCAGCGTCAGCAGTAGATTGTTTAATATGCATCATTGGATATGTTTTCTTAACTTCTAGTGTTTCAGGATCATATACTACACGCATAGTTCTATATTTTTCGTACTCTGATCTTTCGCCTACAGTATCTTCAGCTACACCAATATCTTGTACCATCAAGTCGATAATTGTTTCGTGATCATCATCACCATGTAAACCATTTTCGCCTGCCATAATTTCATACTCTCTTCTGATAAAATCACCTTCTGGACCTTTTACCTTCATTAGGTTTTCAATAGCCTGTTCTGGCTCCTGAGATTTTGAAATCATCATTTTTACTTTTTCGTCAACGCCTTCACCTAACAAGTCGTCTGGGCCTAGCTCTATAGTTTTATTTGCTTCGCCAATTAGTTTGTAAATGTATGGAAAAACATTTTTAAGTTCTTCATTAAATTGACGTATTGTAAGTTCATCAATCCAGTTTGCTGTTACATCTTCTGGAACTTCTTCTAGCACGATTGATTCAAAGTTCTCAAATGTCTTAGCATAACCAGTTTGTTTTTGTAATGACTCTACAGTTTTCTTTACTGTTAAAATTCTGTCATTTACAACATCCATATACTGAGCAAGTCCTTCAGCCATTACACTTGAGCGATTCATGTATGTCTTAAACTTGCGTAGATTTGATAGTTCTTCTGATAGTCCTGAAATATGTTTACCAAAATCGTCATATGGGTTGCCACCTTCACTTACATGGCGTGCCATTGCTCTAGCACCATTCATATGTTTGTATGGATACTTGAATCTTTCGCCACCTTCACTTTCAATATAAATGCTGTGGATATTTGTGTTACGTCCTGTAACTGATTCTTGATTTACTGGAGCAGAGTGTTTTACAATCATCCTCGCTGTCCCAATATCTTGATAACTAGTCCTGCTAGTACCATATAGTTTTGATTCGCTCATTTTCTTCTCCGTGCTAAGGTATTCGTAATCTCTTTTATCTAAGTTTGATTTTGTTATATCTCTAGTATCAAAATTTAAAAGACGTTTTTTAGCAAATACTCTCATTTCCTTCATAAAATCAAACCATTTGCTTTTAAGAACTTCTTCATGTTCAGCAAATAAATTTTTGCTATACATAATAGTCAGATCTTTTTGATCAATGCTTACACTTACTTTTTTTCCATTTGTAAAATCAAATTCAAAAAAACGACCATCATCTGGTGAGTTTGTAATTTTAGCAGATTCGTTACCAACTGTTACGTTAGGAAAACGTCCTCTAATCTTATTAAATAATTCTTTTGCTACTATGTCAAGGTTTTTCATATTAATATTTATCCTAATAGCCGCTCGTAACGAAGATTGGCATTGGTGGTTCATAGTCTTCTAGTTCATTTTCTGTTTGAGAAAATGTGTTATATACTCTCGGATCCCAGTCTTTAATTACATTCATCATACGTAAAGCCAACAACGTAGCACTAACTAGATCGTCTGTAGCTCCTGGTTTTGCTTTGAAACTTGTTCCTGTTGCTACAAAGTTTTTAAGTTCACTTAATAATACCGCACTATTAATTTTTAATTTTTCATTTTCAACCATTGTCTTTAATCTACTACAAGCAGTAATTTTTGTACCATGTGTAGTGTTAAATCCTTTACGAAACTTTCTTACATGTCCTTTACGCTGTGGTTCACTTACAAATAAGCCTGGTATATTTTCTTCTCCAAAGTCGTTAATTACAATAAGTGCGGCTTCTCCAATACTGTTATTTTCAACACTCCAGTATATATTACTACCGTTGTTCTTACACTCAGTTTGTATGTGGTTACATATATCTGCCATTACTCTAATTTGTTGTGGTATAGGAGTTTCATTATGTCTCCACTCGGCAACCTGAATATAATTTGGCAGTTCAAAAACTTGTATAGCGGCGTAATCTCCTCCTGTACCCATACTAGGATCTAAAGCAATAGCGTAAGTTTGATTTCCGTCTAACTTCTTAAACCATCTTGTTTGCCCCATATTCATGATAGGTTCTGAGCCTTCAAGTGTGCTTAATTTTATACTGTTAATTAGTGTTTCGTCATATACTAAAAATTCACAACCATATTCACGTCTAAATCTTTCTTCGCCAATACGTCCAATTTCTTCTTTTTTCCAATCTTCATCTCTATCAGGATGTTCGTCCCAATCACATGTAAATCCATGAAAACCGTTTATACCTACAGTTTGCTCATGGCCATAATCATCATATTTGTTTTGGCTGTCTTTCCAAATAAGAGCAAAGGTATCTTCATCTGAGTTTGGTGTGCTTGTAATAATAGCACGACCACCCGTTGCTAGTGTAGGAGATATTGAAGTCCAAAACTCGTCAGCAATACTAGGATTAACGAAAGCAAACTCGTCACAGTATAACAATGATATACTCATACCACGTCCTGTATTACCTGTTGTTGTAGCACTTACAATACGTGAACCATTTTCAAATTCTATACTACCTTTATTATAGGACACTACTCCTGCTCTAATATGATCAGCACAAGTTTCATAAACATAACGTATACGTTGCATGATTTCTTGTGCGCCACTATATTTGTGGGCGGCAATAAGTATAGTTTGATCAGGATGAAACATAGCATACCAAGTTAGATATACAGCGGCACAAGTTGTTTTGCCCGTTTGTCTTGGTAACATGTTTACATTAAATCTATGATTGTGATATGATGCTAGTAAACGTTCTTGATAATTATATGGCTCAAATAATAACTTACCTTTGACAGGATGCTGTATATAAGCAAATTGTTTAGCAAATTGTAAGTATCCCAGATCAGGATCCATACACATAGCAAGTTCTGCTATCTGCGATTCAGAAAACGTCTCTCTTTTATTTGCTTTCTTGGTGAGAACACCGTCTAGACTCTTACTCATGTAAGTATTTAACCAAAAAAATAGCGCCTCTCGACGCTATTGATTATTTGTAGTTCTTTGTATAAAAGTTTTCAAGCTCTTCTTTGATCTTATCTTTCAGTGCCATTGGATTATCTCCCCCCGCGGCTTTCGGATATGATTTCTTCGGCTTGTTCAAATCGTCACCACCCCTAGTCATGTCGCTATATGGTGCGTATTCTTCGTCTGGAGCATTTGCCCAGTCTTCTGTTTCAGTGTCGTCAGCCATCGGTGGCATGTCCATTTTATCCATTGGTGGTTTATCCATTGGTGGCATAGCCATTTTTGGCATTGGTGGCATAGGCTTATCCATTGCTGGCATTGGTTTTACACCAGCATTTGAAATTAATGAAACAAGTTCAGCAACTTCTGGAGCAGTATGTCCTGCCATTGTTACACTTACATCTTCGTTGATGATTTCTTTTTCTGGCTCACTATTTTTAACTTTTTCCAAACCTTCTAAAATTGATTTCATATCATTAAAGTTTGGATCACCTTTGAACGGTTTATTGCCTACTGCGGCCGCGTCCATTGATTCTAAGATTTTTTTCATGTCCATTTATTTACTCCCTACAGGACTAGTAGTCCCATCAGTTATTGTTGCGTTACTGGATTCGCCAGCTTTTACATCTCTCATCGGATCTACTTCTCTGTCTTTGCGAGTAGCTTCTAATTCTTTTAATAGTTCCATTACCCTGTTATCGCCTACGTGATCTTGTGCTTTAGGATCAGCTGATTCCATCTCCTCTGTATCTAATTTTGACACATATGGTTGATCATCTTTAATGTCTTGCATTTCAATATGTGGATCACCTGCTGTCCTTACTAGTACATCAGCACGTTCTACTTTACAACATTGGCTAATATATTCTTCAAGTACTTGTGGTGTTGTTGGGTAATTTACAGCAACATCATAATATGTTACTTCGCAGTTTGTTCTATTTGGAAAATCTAAAGGTCGTTCTTGAATTGGTGTTTTCTTTCCTGCGCTCATGGATGATACACTGTACCTTTGAAGTGCTCGTTCCATTGTATCAGGGAAACCTTCTGGTAATTCTCCACAAACTCCAATTTGGAATTCGTACACTTTTTTTGATTCTGCTAGATATTTTTCAAACATGTTCTTTTCCTATTATAAATTATTTATCCATATTCTTAAGTTTTTCTAGCAAACTATTGCGATCCGTTATGATAGCACCTTCACCATGTACAAAGCTACCTTCGTCATTTGAGTCTTCTTTGTCCATTTTTTCTTTCTTTAACTGTAATTCTACCATTTTAAGTTTTTTATCAAGTTTTGCTACTTTAGCATCAAGAGAAGTTTTTAGCATACCGCCAGCCACTTCAAATACTCTACCACTGTAACGGCTTTCGACATTCATTCCTAGATCCATTAGATCTTCATATGCTTCCATAGCTTTATCTGCTACTTCATTAAGTTCTCTATCCGCCATTTCACCTAAGCCTTTGACTGCTGGTAAAGCACTAGAGATTTTGTCAAACTCTGCTATGTCACGCAATGTTTCACTATTTTGTTCTACAACTTCTTTGTTTTGCTTCTTTTCTTTTTTTCTTTCGTCTTTGATAATTTCTTTACTATCGGGAAGATCAAGAAGTTCTTCTAATTTCTTAGTCATTATATGCTCACTTTATTGTAAGTATTTATCTTGTGCCTTGATGGAACATGTCCTTTTCTGTCACAATTCTAAAGCGTATTCCTTTAGATTTACAGTAAGCATTAGCCGCTTGCCATTTTACTTGGTTAAGAACAGCATGTGCTTTATTAGTCCTACTGTTTCCGGCACTTTCTAAAGAAACTTGATTGCTTGGTTTAACTTCTACTAGCTCAACCATATTTCTTCCTGTTTTTGTTTTATATTGTATAAAAAAGTCTGGGACGTAAATTGTTTGTTTTCCTGTAAACGGATTTTTATATGGTATCTTTACTGCTTCACTTGCCCAAGATTGGACAGCTGGATTTTCATCGCAAAATTTACAAAACGCAAATTCCCAACTACTTCTATAAGTTGGCGTTTTACGTCCTACGTATTTTTCAGGATATTTAAGTGTATATTTTCCTTGAGCAAAACGGGACATATGTTACCCCATAATGTTTCTTGCTTCTATAGGTTTTGTTGTATTATCAACTTTAAATCCTAAGGCACTTATTTTTTGCCTGTTAAAGTTAATTACTTGTGCTACAGCGTAACTTAACTGTAATCTATCTAAACCTTTTAACGTGTCTAAAAGTTCAAAAACTTTTACTTTATCAATTTTAGCCTGTTGTAGAAGTATTGCTCCTGTAGATTTTGCGGCTTCTTTATCAAATCCTTTAGATTCTAAAAAACCAACTACAGCATCTACTTCATTTGCTCCAAATGATAATTGTTGTTTATAATATGTATTGAATAATTTTTTTGTATTTTCTTGATTATCTGTTACTTCTTTTTTAGGAAGATTTAAATTAAGAGTGTCTGTAGTCATTTATTATTCCTCTGGAAACTCTGGGCCACTCAACGCATTTTCTGCTGATGCCGCTCCAATCTGACGACCAAGATCAGCACCAAGCAAGTTATCTCGTACACCCGCGGCGAAGCTACTAGCATTAAAACTACTAAAGTTAGCTCCACTACTAAAGTAATCATTAGCCAATTTACCAGCACCTACCACAGCACCAGCAGTTGCTAAAGTTTTTAGATTGCCGCCGCCAGCGCCTTTGGGAAATGCTAAACCTGATACACCACTGACATCAATACCTGTAGCTTCACCTATAGCATCTAAACCTGCTCCTAACAATTCGCCTTTTAATCCACCTAATGATAAACCTTGCGCATTTGCTATTGTATTAGCGGCCTTAAGTACAGTTCCGAAGTTTGCTTTTCCGCTTGTGATATCATCAATTACACCAAAGCCTCCTGCTAATACGCCTCCAACACCTAATAAACTACTAGCGCCTCCACCTGATAGACTGTTAGGACTTGATGTCTTATCATAATGATCTGTGCCAAAGCCTTTTGGAGTTCCGTTATTTACTGGACCTCTACTATAGTGAACAGTTTCATATTCTAATGTCATTTGGTTAGTGACACCCTCACTTACTGAATTATCCATAGTATCATGTTGCCAACCACTTATAATTGGATTGATTAAAGCCATTGTAGTATAACGTTTACGTGATAATTGGTGTATTTGTATACTACTAAAAAATGGAACGCTTACATCGTTATCCATACCATAACGATATTGTTTTTGACTATATGATACTCCTGCGGCATATTCATCTGAAAAACTAGGCTTTGTACTTGCGTATTGTCTAATAGTTGGTTCAGGTGCGCCAGCTGGACTTACTTTTGAATAGTTACCGTCTCTAAAATAATATCTATAGTATGCTTCCCACATGGCAGTAGTAACACCAAAGTTATCATCATGAAATTGTATTGTCACTGGTGAATAATCAATTCTTTTATGTACTGCACGTTTTTTATTATATTGATGCTTGATATCAGTTTGTATTTGGAAAGCAGGTAATTGTACATTTTTTACAAGCATTCCTAATTCTGTTAGATGTTTTTCTGCTAGTTGCGGTATACTTTTTGTTGCTTCTCTATTAATATTAAATGTGACATGAAAAAGAAATTTTGACTTTGGAGCCAAACGCATGTTATCATCAACATACATTCTTGAAGCATGAGCATAATCACCAAGATTTCCTTTAGGACTTAATGCTCCTGATACTACATTATCTAAAAAACCATTTAAAAAACTTGCCATATAAATATTTATCCTTTTGAATTATATGGGTAGATAATTCAATCATAAAAAAAGGGGCATTAAGCCCCTTAATTTACTGTCATTCTAATTTGTATTAACCAGAACCGCCGCCTGTGATAGCTGTGTTAACAGTTCTACCTATTGCTGTACCTATTCCTGTACCTTGTGGTGTTTGGATAGCATTGTCGTAGCGGATACTTAGTGTTGTAGTAACAACCTCTGAAGTTGCGTAATTCAGTGTGTTGTAGTTTGCGTTTTCTAAGTAGCAACCATACAGCTCAAATGTTTCAAGCACTGTCGGAACACTAGCACCATTACCGCCATCAAGTATTTCAATACGTGTAACAAATTTGTAGTCTGCGCCTGAAGCTGCACTTGACTGTTCGAAGAAATCGAACTGTTTCTGTAGCTGTTCGCCTACTAGTTTTTGTACATTATTTGAAACATCTTCACGTAAGTTAAGTGTAATTGGTTCCCAAGTGTGTTTACCTGCTAGATAAACTCTTGAGTTGTAAATATCAACAGTCATCTGATCAAAAGTAACGTTAGGTCTTGTTACGTCCATAACTTGTTTTGTTAGCTCTGTTGACGGACTTGATACACCAAAGTTTTCCAATGACACTCTAAAGCGGTATTGAAGCTTCGGCATCAACAAACCCTGGTTAGAAGCACTTGCGTTACTATCTAATGGTACTGTTAATTTTGAAAGTGTTGAAATTGCCATTATATACTCCTGTTACTTTTATTTATCAAATTATAGTCCTGCTATTTCTCCGGTATTTTTCAGTCTCAACGGAATGTAAATAAATTCAACTGCTTTGACTGGTTCAATCGCAATATCAACATAAAGTTCATTTCTGTCAATTCTGCTTGGAGTATTGTTAGACTCATCACATACAACTAAGAAGTCATATAATGCTCTTTGTGATACAAGCTCTAGCATTAAGCTATCTACCTGTGCCTTGATTTCATCACGTGTGATTTTATCATTTGGCTCAAAGATATATGGCTTAGCAAGTTTCTTAAGTTGTGATCTTAAGTAAATTACTAGTCTTGCTACGTTAATTCTATCTAACGCACTAGCATTTCTTGCTCTTGTTTTTTGTCCAAAGTTAACAAGTCCAGCACCTGTTAGGAACGTAATTGGATTCACATTAAGTGCATACAGTGTATCACGTTGTCCTTCATTTAGTGCTATTGATTTAAATTCGCCTTCAGCATCTACAAAACCTGAAGCACTTGCGTTTGTAATACCACCACGTCTTGTTCCTGCTGGAGCAAACCATGGAAAAGATACTTGATCGCTTAGTGCTAGTGTTCTTAGCATACCGTGACTTGGTGGAACAACAACATTGTTACCTGCGTTGTCACTAGTAAATAAACTCGGATAAAACACACCTAAGTATTCATCTCTGCTTACAAGTCCTTGATCGTTATCTTCAACAGCAAGAGCTACGTTACTACCCCAATTATTAAGTGTAGTAGCATCACTTGTTAGTCTTACTGGTGAATCACCTACGATAAATGCTGTCAAACCTCTATCAAAGTTAAGTGAAATCATTTCACCTATTAGCTCTGGATAACCTGGAGTTGCCATAACATTGAATAATCTTGATTCATCGTCACGGATTTCTTGGTTACTGTTTACCATTGCTTGTAGTGCTTGAATAACTACTTTACGTTGTGCTTTACGTCCAAAGCTACCTGCGCCATTTGGCTGGTTAGCTGATTCTGTTAACCATCTGTGTGGATAATAGTTAGACATACTTTCGTCACCATTTCTTTCATTCTTCTTAGTGGTGTCGATATAGTTACGTACAAACTTCTTAACATTAAAGCCAGAACGTCTTAAGTTCCATAACAGCATACCTTTTGGATATAGTGCTGGATCTGGAGCATCTGGATCTTTGTAATTACTCAATAGTAATTCAGGTATTGTTCCACTAGGTGCTACAGGATTAGTTCCGCCTGATCCACCTGATGTTCCAAATCTAACGTCAGCAAACAAAATACCATCTTCAGTTGTTTGATCGCCTTCATCTAGCTCAAGCCATTTTTGTAAATCTTGATTATAAACATGTACTTGAGGATAATTTTCTAGATCAGCAGTTGATACCCAAATATCGCCTGTAACAAGTTGGCTTGTATCTGATTGTTGTGTTGGCTCGGTAGCACTTACAATTGGTCCAGCTGGATCTGAGTCAGGATATACATTTTGATAACCTACAAAGTCTGTACCATTATGTACAAGAATATCTACTTCATCAACAATTGAGCTGTACCAAAGTCTACCATCTGCTGTTAAAGCAGTTGGAGCATCAGGACTTGCTGTTTGTGTTAAAATTTTCCAGTTTGACACATGGAAGTCATAAGCTGTATCTCCTGATGGAGCATCATACAAGTTAGGTGTACCTGTCTTATTTGTATAGTTCCAAGCTGAGAAACCAATGCCTGCGAATAAACTGTTAGTATCTTTGATTCTAATTTCACCGCCATCATTATGTTCAATTACAACTCTGTTACTTGAATCAACACTTGCTACAATGTTTTCAAATCCACCTGCGTTAATTGATGCCGCAACTAAGTCTGCGTCACTAGCCGCACCAGTTGCTACAACTTGTAATGCTTTTCCGCCTTGTATTGCCGCTTTAGTTGGATCACTTTCAGCCATTGTATACCCATATGTGCCTGCTGATAGTGAACTTGCTGTAATTATTTCTGAAACAATTTTTGTAGAACCTGAAGCATTTCTTGCTTTAATACAAAAATCATGTTCTTCATTTTCTTCATTTGTTACGTGTGCCATTACATATAATTGAGCAAGTGCTAAATTAATTCCGCCACCAGTTTTATCTAACTTAAATAATGCTTCTTCGTTTGTTGTATAAATCGGAGCATCTTTGTCTTCCCAAAGTCTTGTTGTTCCGTTGTATACTTTAACTTTTATTTGAGCACCTAAGTTAGCATCTGTAGTTTTAAACCATACAGACCCTGTTGGTCTTGATTGTGTATCAGCAGTCTTAAATGCTGGAACATTTGTATGTGGCGCAATCGATAGTGCCGGTGCGTAGTATGTACCTGCTGTAAGACCTAAGTCTGAAAGTAGTGTACCTGTAGCACCTGCTTGTAAAACAATAGCACCGTCATCATCAGTTGATCCATCAGTTGTAGATGAACCATCACTGTAAATGTATAGTTTTCCATCAACTGCTTTTGCTGTAACACCAGTAATTCCAGCATCGTTAACGGATGTAACCATATTACCAACTGCTGTACCACCACTTAATGATACTGTAGTACCATTGATAATGATTGTCTCTCCATTTGCTAATGTTGGGTTACTTACACTTGCTTGGATTGTTGGCCAGCTACTTACCCAGGCAGAGCTACCTACTTTTACCCAATTACCGTCTGTGTTTTTATAGTAAACTTTGTTTGTAGTAGTAGTGGTAACAACAGCATAATCACCTACTTGTCCTACAGCACCTTTTGGAATACCTGTATTTTGGTTTCCTACAAGGTTTGTTTTGTCTGTAATGACTAGTGGTACTTTATTTGTAAATTGCTGTCCGCCTGTAACAGTAATAGCGTTTCCGTTCCACTCAAAAATTCCGTATTTTGTATTTGCTGTATCAAACCAATAAGTTCCGTTAGCAGGTGCCGCCGCCGGCGCTGTTGAACTTGGTTCAATTTCTGCTAAATCAATATCAGCTCTTACAACAAATGATCTGTTGCTAACACCTAGATAACTGTATGCGGCTTGTAAACCATATTCGTTTAATTCGCCACCATGTATTGGATTGTTGTTAGCATCTGTTTGGAAGATTGGATCACCAAATGTGTCTGCCAAATCTCTCTGTGATGTAATAAGGAAAGGTACCCCAGCATTGGCTTTTGTTGTGCCTGTAGCTGTACCTGTTCCGCTTGCGTTTGCCTTGTCTTGTTTAGACGCAACAAATATCATTGGAGTAGTGCCTGGTTCTGCTGGAGTGTAAAAACTCTCGTCGATTACACTAACCTGTACTCCCGGTGAAACTAATCCTGCCATTTTATTTTCTCCTGTTAAAATTACAAAGTTTACTGTTGTATGTATTTATACCTTCACGACAAAAAAACTTATAAAATACACCAATAAAAGGGACCAAAAAGGGTAGGTAAATACAATATGCGTCCATTATGCGAATATTGTAAGAAAAGACCTGCCGCTGTAAACTATAAAAAAGGCAATAGGGTATATTATCGTAAACAATGCGAAACGTGTCTACATAACGGTAAAGGACATGGTATTCCTAAATGGTATAAGGCAGGTTATAGACAATTAGAAGTTTGCGAAAAATGTAATTTTAAAAGTAGAAGTCCTGAACAATTTAATGTTTATCATATCGATGGTGATTTGAATAATTGTAGACACACAAACTTAAAAACTATTTGTGCTAATTGCCAGCGGATTTTGCAGAAGCAAGGCGTAAAGTGGAAGCAAGGCGACCTCGTACCTGACTTTTAAGTTCATCAATAGTACCTTCATTGTAAATACTGTGTTCAAACGATGTCTTTGCCCAAGCCCATTCTGACCTGTGTACATCTGTTGGTTCAATATCAAGATCTACATACTGTCTAAACCAAAGTGGATCTGGTCCACGTTTTACACACCAGACATTGCCACCTAGGCCTTTTATTATTTCTGCTTCATTTTCGAACCGTACATCTGGAATCACATAATTGTTTTGAGGATTTTCTTGTATTGTTTTCTTTACAAAACTTACCCATACGCCGTCGTAAAATCCCATGCGCATACAATCAGTACCAAAAAGTTGTAGGACAAGTCTAGGTGTTATTTCTTTGCCTGTTTCCTTTGTCCAAAATTCATCTGGTTGTTCTCGCCAATATCTGCTTTCTGATGTTTCTCCTTCAAGCATATCTCTATCCCAATCAAACATCAAAGCAACAGCATCTTTAAGTTTATCGGCAAAACTTATTTTTTCGAATTTGTGTTCTTCAACCAAAAGATCAGCTACAGTACCTTTGCCACTACCTATCAGTCCGCATATTCCTATAATCATAGAGATTCCTCTTCGTAGTTCTCTATATTATATACATAATTTGTTTGATTGTCAAGTGTTTTTTTAACCTATAGTGAATGCGTATCCTACACCGCCTGGAACTGCTAGTGCTACATCAGACTCTAGTTTTTCCATTTCACTTTGTGCTTCAGCTTTAAGGCTTTGTCCGTTTAAACTAGTGCCGCCTTGTGGTCCAGCAATAGTAGCAAACTTCTCTCTTGCCTCGCCTAGTATGTACTTACATTTAGCAAGTGTATAATCTTTAATCCATTGTATGGCCATGTAATCTTCAAGTAATTCAAAGTCCGGTCTAAAGTTATAACAATACAAAAGAAGATCTTCTTCAGCTCTTGGCCTTTGTAGAATTGTTAGTTTTTTGCTTGATCTATTCCATTTAAATTCAATAAAAGATCCAAACATTCTTCCAACAAGTTCTTGATAACCAGCAAAAGCATTATAAGTTGCTAATCCGCCCATGTTAGAACTTGCTAACAAATAAGTGTTTGTGTATGCTAGATTGAACGGTTCAAATAATGTTCCACCATCGCCTCCACCTGTGCGTGATCCTATTGATCTACGGAATATTTGCTTTACTTCCATTACTTCGGCTGGTAACACATAATCGTTTTGATCGATTACTGTTGGTAAAAATATGTAAGATTCTTCTACACCATTGTCTGAACGTTGTCTAAATTTTGTTAACGCTGTATTCAAGGCACTTTCGTAATGCTCTGGATCTAGCTCAACGTCAATCATACCTCCGCCGAGACTTAGTTCAACATACTTGTAAATTTCTTGCTTTTTAGTTTGGATATTTGTTGCCATACAATCTTCTCCGCTAATGTATTTATGCTAACGATAAATACTATTACTATGCCGAGACTAAGTTTATACAAACCCGAAAAGGGAAAAGATTACGCTTTTCTAGATAAAACTATCACTGAAATGTTTACAGTCGGTGGTACAGATATCTTTGTCCATAAGTATTTAGGACCAAAAAATCCATCTGAAGATGATGCCACAGCAACAACACCTCGTTATGATGCTGTAAAAGAAACAAACATTCAAGACATGTTGTTTATGGAAAATAGAGATCGAAAATATGATCCAGATGTGTATACAATGCGTGGCATATACAATGTCAGTGATGTAGATTTTGATATGAGCCAATTTGGTTTATTTTTACAAAATGATATTATTTTTATGACTATTCCTATAAATTATAGTGTAAAAACTTTAGGACGTAAAATTATGTCTGGTGATGTTATAGAGTTACCTCACTTAAAAGACGAAAATGCTCTAAATGATTTTTCATATGCTTTAAAAAGATTTTATGTAGTTGAAGACGTCAACCGAGCAAGTGAAGGTTTTTCGCCGACTTGGTACCCACATTTGTATAGAATTAAAATGAAGCAAATACTAGACGCACAAGAATTTAAAGATATTTTAGATTTGCCAGCAGAAGAAGGCGC